TGTCTGTCCTGAGCCACCAATACTAAATGTTAAATCAAATGCGTTAGTAATAACTCCTCTTGATTCCTGTAATCTTTCAAACAAGTCTAATGACCCATTTGCTGTGTCGTTTAGATAACAAGTAAAGTTACCTGAAACTGACCTTGTGCCCATTACATGTCCTAATGGGACATTAACAGAACCTAATGTTTCTGGAGTTAAGTAAGTAAGATTATTTTCAATTGTAATATTACCACCTGTTAATGTAACACCGTAAGTTACATCATTACCGTCAACATTTAATGCTCCTAGTGTACCAGTTGATTCTGATACATCGAAGCTAATTGCTAAGTCTGTTAATTTTTGTCTAATGTAGTTAGTAGTTGTATCAACTCCTTCTCTAATTAAACCTTTGGTTGTTGTTCCAGTTGCTGCTGTATTAATACTTGCAACTTCTTCAACTGTTTTACCGTTTCCTGACCAGGCAACTTGTGCAATACCGTCAATATCAAAATCAATTGATGCTGACCCAACTGAACAATTAGCTAGTTTATAAACTGTTACGCCTTCTGTTCCTGTTGCATACACTTCTGTATTTGTATCCTTAGAAGCTCCAAGTACAAAGTACATATTGAAGTCTCCAAGAGTTACTTGGTTGGAGTTGGCAAAGTTAAACTCAGCTTTTGCAGTGTCGCCTGCATAGTCACCGCCCATAGCTTTGTCATAAGTATTTGCAGACATAGCTGCCCATAAAGGACCTTCTACTGCAAAATGTGCTCCACTATCAGCATGATCTCCACTAGCCATCTTAGCATTACTGCCTGACTTAGTAGGTCTCATATAAGTGTTAAAACTCCATTCAGCTGGTGCAAAAGAGTCAGTAAACATTGCTCTACCTCTTTTACTGTAGCCTGAAGAGTTTGCAGCTTCATTCAGTGTAACTTCCGAAGTATTTGTGCCTTGGCTAAAAGAAAAACCATCTAATACAGGTATCTCAAACAATGCTGTAGTTCCGGCAGTTCCATCTTCTGACCATTCCATAAATACTTTGGTATCTCTACTAAAGAAAAATGCCATTCTTTTCTCCTATTTAATATCGAATCTCAGCAACGATTTCACCGACGCCGAGTGGTTCGAGTACTCCTTCATCTGTATCTACAGAAATGATATTAGTCTGTACCGTAGATTGAGATGCTCCTGTTGAATCATAATACGTTAAGGGATCTTTATCCTCTAGTATTGTTTCAACATCTTCTAACAATTCTTCTAGTGCTTCGATGACATCATTATCATCTGACACATAACATCGAACTGTAATTCTTAAAAAT